CGGTACGACTGAACATCGTACAAATCCAGTAAACCCATTTGTCTTGCGACAAACGCAATATGAGTGGCACATCCTCCGCCTTCGGGCAGTGGATGGAACAAGAGCGGCAGGTGCCGCTACTCGTTGACGAAGCTGGTAGTCAACAGGACCTACACCAGCAGTCCCACGCTTTGTGCCGTGGACTGGCAATCGTGTTAGAACATCACGGTTGTCCAGTCAGCGTAACTCTTCAGGCTCTTGATCAAGCCTGTGAGTATCTAGATAAAGCAAGAACGCCAAAGGAATGGTTGAAGGGGGCTAAATGCCTCCTGACCTACCCTATGGCTGCTTATCTTAGAAACGGCACGCCTCCTACGCCTACGTATGGAGTGTTTGTTCCACGATCCGCATTTCGCAGATGGTACAAGCAGAGATTATTCTGCTTCAACCGCAGGAATACCCATCTTTGGTACTCTTGGCTGCAATCGAAGCGTGCTGCCCTTCCGGCTAGCGACGATATCGTGGAAGAAACTTACAAGGAACATTTCGAAACTCTCACCAAGCCTGATGTCGGAGATGACGTTGTCATACAAAGGGTATTTGACAATCCGATCTTTCAGAAGGTAATTGATGAGGTTAGAAATGCCGTCAAGAAACACTGTCACCCCACCACCAGTGGGCGTACATCGCTGTCAGCGGCGTTTGAGTCGTCACGTGCCGATTTCGGCCAGCATGGGCATTTATGCCGTCTGGTCGGAGTCAACATTCATGACGAACTTTCACGAGAGCTGTACAGCATGCACTGGTTCCCCTATGCTTATCACGGACGCGAACGTAGGACAAACGTTTGCATTCAATTCCGTTTTCCGCATGGTGGTGAGGAGAAGTGGAGCTCGCTCGCAGAGAGCTTGAGCGCTTGGCGCGTCTCCCGAGGGGGATCTCCGCTGTTTGCGAAGATCCAGGGAGTCCTTGAGCCCTTGAAGGTTCGGGTGATTAGTAAGGGTGAATCCTTACCTTACTATCACGCTCGGAGTCTCCAGGAAGCTATGCACACCTCTCTTCGAGGCATGCCGTGCTTCCGTCTGATAGGCCGTCCATTGTCACCAACGGACCTGTTAGACCTCGTTCGAAAGAGCGAGTGGGTACCCTACTCCGAGTCAGATGATGCTCAGTTGGAGTATCATAGCGTCGACTACCGCGGTGCCACAGATGGCATCAGTTGGAAGTATACGTCTAAGATTCTGGACTACATCATCTCCGGGCTTTCTTGGGAAGACCAGATCAGTTATCGCCAGGTCCTTGGACCTCACGAGCTGGTTTATCCCCCTGAGAAGATCGACGGTCGTGTTCCAAAAGGCGCAAAAGAGCGCCATCTAGGAATTCAAACCACTGGTCAACTCATGGGGTCCATCCTTTCCTTTCCAATACTCTGCATTGCGCATCTTGGCCTAATACTCGAGGTTTTACAACCTCGACTTGGTTATGACGCAAGTGTCCTCGATCGCATTTTGATTAATGGCGACGACGGACTTTACAGAGGAACGAAAGAAGAATGGGACCGGCACGTAGAACTTGGCGACAAGCTAGGCCTGTTTATGAGCGTCGGAAAAGCATACCGACACAAAACGTTCTTGAACATCAATTCCACCTGTTTTCACGCTCGCGCAGAACGCGGCGAGGTGGCTGAAATTAAGTTCTTGAACACAGGCTTAGTCCTTGGTCAGTCTAAGGTCATGAATAAGGAGAATTCAGACCGAGGGCTGGCGGAATCGCACCACGAATATGAGAACGCTCTCGTTCCAAATCTAAACGAGATCATCGCTGGTGCCCTTCCTAACAGGGCTGATTCCTTGCTGAAGTTTGTTCTCACTCTTCGCAAGGCCGAGTTGGTGGATGAGTGCCTGACCGAGGTCAGGTTCGAGGGGAGGAGGTTTACGATGACTCGTAATCTCTTTATTCATCCGACACTCGGTGGTATGGGGGTTCGGCCCCCTTTGGGATGGCAATGGTCAGTTTCAGAGAAACAGAAACTCCTGGCCTACGCTATTCTAGAGAGCAGCGACGCTGAGGCGTCGTTTGGCAGACCAACCCCTGGTCCGGAACTTGAGGCTCTTCCTTTCAAGAATGCCGCTTGGGATAAACTCGTCTCTGACGAGAATTTTCCAAAGGAATTCGGGAAGGTTAAGTCTTATTCGCGCAAGAGTGCGAAGTGGTTCCAGACCGGGGTTCTATGGTGTGCCACGAACTCCCCGACAGAAACGAGCCGACTCGACGGCGATCGTTTCTGTCGACATCGATACGTAGACGTAGCGAAGAACTCCATTGTTCATGGGGTCGTAGACACTAAGAAACCCAAAACGGTGCAAGGAGCTGATGTTGGCGACGCTGCAGAGCTAGCCGACTTCCGTTCTTGGCTTAATAGTTCCGTGCTAAGTGCGCCCGAGGATTGGGTGAACATCAAGAACTCGGTCGTCCATTGGATGCGTGAGGGCTATATCACTCGTGAAGAGTGTAAGCTCCAATGCAGCCAGTTGGACGGCCATTGGGAGTTCCGTCGTGTTCAGCAGATCCTCGCGGAATACAGCGGTCCTCTTTCCCTTTCTACGCGTGGCTTCATAGAAGCTAACACTGGTCTTGGGAAGTTGATGCCGCTGTGCTAAATGCCGAGAGACTGCACGGGTTTACGCTGGGTAAGAGATCACCTTTCTACTTACTGATATTATGGGAGTCTCTAGGAATACTTTGTTCCTGATTGATCAGAACGATCAGTCAATACAAAGCCTAGAGCGGTACCTTTTACAGTTGAGGGTAGAGACTGTGTCTCCAGCGCTGTCTGCGATGTACAGTCCGCGGTGTTGTTCCCGCGGATCCCATACATGAACAAACAAAAGTCCAAGAAAGAAATCATCGAAGTGGCTCCAAAGCCACCTCCGAGACGTCCTCGTCCTCTTCCTAGAGCCCCTGCTCAAGCAGTCAATACTGGCTTTGGCAGGCTCCATCAAGAGTCCCGGTACCTTCGTTCGATCCTCGATCCGGTCGGATCTGGTGCCGGATCAAAGATCCCCGACACCGTAACTTGTCCTTCTATGCCCTTTACTGGGCAGCAGAAGTTTCAGGTTACGGCAGGAGCATCGGGTGTCTGCGCTGCAACATTTGCAGTTGGTTGTCCATCTGCGTCAATCAACATTGCTCTTGCAACGTCGACTCCGTCAGCTCTGGCGTGGACGAACCCGTGGGTAGCTGCGCCTTACACAGCTTCTCTCCAGGCGAATGCTCAGGCGATCCGAACCGTTTCGGCTCTGTTTTCCGCGCAAGTTCAAGGTTCATCGAATAATAATCAAGGCCGCATGATTGCTGCCTTTTATCCGACACTTGGTATTGCACGAAACCAGACCCTCTCGGTTCCTCCGCCGACTTCTGCCTCTACGGAGAATTCCACCTATGCAATTTCTAAGAATGTTGCATCTGCTGGAAACACGGTAGAGTGTCGCTACATACCCTTAGATCCTGCATCTTTGGGGTATACCTCAGCGAACACGGTAGTTACCCCTTCCGGTACTACCCCAGGCTGGCTTGTCATCATTTGTGATGGCCTGGCCAGCGGTGTTATTGTCGAATTTCAGACGACCGAGAATATGGAAATGATTCCATTGAACTCGTCGGCTTCCATTGCGACTGCAACGCCTTCGAACTCAGATCCGTTCGAACTGTCTGTCGTTACCAATAAGCTCTCTGCTTCTCCAGCTATTGCTGTTGAACAGTCAGCCCAGGCGCGACAGGGTGTTACTGAGATTCTGAAACCAGGTGGCTCTGTCCAGAGTCCAAACATGCCCACTTCTGAACCTACGTTCATGGAGCGTGCGCTTGGATGGGCTAAGACAGGTGCGAAGATCATAGAGGTCGCGACCCCGGTCGTGAAGTCTCTCTTCGCTGCACTCTAATCTCGGAGTGGCTCGGCTCCCGCCGAGGCGCGTTCTGGTACGCCAGAGCAAATAGATAGGCCAATATTTGATACTAGCGAGCAAGAGTCAACGCTTCCTCATTGCATGGAAGTTGTTGCTTCGTATAGGTCTTACGCGCAACCTCCGGGTGGAATTCCCGGCGATCCTAAGTATTTCGGCAGCTGTAAGCTGTCTGCTTTAGGATGTTCAAGGTGATCGAAGGGTTAAGAACTAGTAGTCCCTGACCATTCAAGCGAATGCACTGTTTTCACAGTGCATCCGTCTGATGATTAGGTGAGACTTATTCTTCCCCGAAGCGACGGTATGAGGTGAACAATCCTCAACCTTTGAAAGAGCATTCTTTAGTGGGCACAAGATGTGCCGACC